CGCAGATGATGTTATGTAAGAAGATGGTAGCCCCACGGAACTGCCACGACATACCTAACATCAAGTTGGTTTTCTTCCAATTGCTGGCGATGTACTCATAAGCCCGGTTAGAGTACGGCGACATGATAAGATGATCGCGGACGTCCGGACACAGAACGAGCCTGCCTGCCCTTCGATCAGCTACAATAGGAGACTCAAGCGTACCAGAGACTTTCTTACCCCTACCGAACATTGCACAAGGACGAGGTTCTACAAATTCTCCCCTGCCGATCGCAGCGGTACATTGGTAGTATTCCAAGATGGCCGCATCCTCCGCGGCCGCCTTGTCCTTGTAATGCCGATGGCGGTAATAAATACCCGGGTACGAGGTCAGGCTATCTTGACCGACCGCCGAGAAGGGGTGCCCCTTCCACGTCGTACGCGCGCCACCACCCTCAACAGATCGCTGTTTAACCCGCGCCGCTGCCACGCACATGATCATGCGTGGATGCCATGAGTAGTCAGGCTGATCATAGCGTTTCAGATGTTTCAAAAGTGTTCCAAGAGTAGGTGCACTAAAGAAACCCGTCAACACAGAGATCATACCTCCAGCGTCCAGAGTCCACCTTTTGGCCAGATCGGCAGAAAACTGATCGTACATATCCTGACCGCCATAGAAATTATAACACCAGAGTGCCCTTTCTTCGGCCGCCATTCTCTTATACGTCAGAAATCGCATCTCGCGGTCCACCCCCTCCTCAGCAGGTGCGACACGCTTGCTGGCAACCCTCTTCTTCTTGCTCTTAACGAACAATTTCCAAGGTTGCACCGCCTGACCCCGAGCTTCTGCTGCCCTAACTCTTCTCGCCCGGCGAAGAAGAGTGCGGCTGAGGCGCCAGACCCCTCAGGGTTCAGCACCTCCGGCAGGATCGCCGGACGTGCCCTCCCTAAGGGCGTGAGTGATGCCCAGTGCATCGAGCTCACGGGCCAACTGCTCGGTCGCAGTCGGCGTTGAGGGTACGACCTCAGAGAGGTCAACGCCCTTCTCGGTCAACCAGGTGAAGAGTACCTGGCGCTCAGTTTCCTGAGCGAGGCGCTCATCATTGAGCGCTTTCTGGTATGCCGCACGAGCATGTGCGACATTCTCGTTCGACCGCGAGATCGCGGCCGAATAGACTCGCTTCAGACGAGCCCATTCTTCTTGTTCGTCCCGAGAAAGACGATCTACCCAGGTCTTGGGCCTCAACTCGGCCTCCCACTTGGACGCTAGAAACTGTGCTGCCTGAGCAGCAAAACCAGTCCGACTAGCAAGGACTTTTAAGCGGAAAGGCTCCGATCGAGCCTGTTCCCCAAACAGACGAATGAGTGCGCCCCTAACTAGCGC